TTGACCGTATCTTCTGTGCTGTATAATGTGCCGTTAAGGTTGTCGAGCTCTGTTCTATCCTCTCGGATAGCCTGAGCCATAGCAGCAGCACCTTTCTTTCCGAAGAGTTCAGTCGCTATCTGCAATGCTTCAGTATCGGTTTTCGCATTCTTGATATCCTTGACGTTCTTCTGAAGCTCTTCAGATAGTGACTTACCGCCTGCCACTGCGTTCTGCTGTGCTTTTTTCAGTGCTGCAATTGCTGTAGTGGTATCAACACCGTTTATCTCGAACTGTCCAAGGAGTTCCGCAGATTCACCGATTGACAAGCCCATTTCCTTGAATGTCGCCGACTGTGAAGTAAGAAGACTTTCAAGTGTTGATACACTTATGCCAGTACGCTGGCTGATTGATGTTATCTTATTGAGTACATCACCTGCTCTGCTGGAGTCAACGCCGAATGCTTTCATCGCAGCAGATACATTATCGACTGAGCTGTTTACATCGCTATCATTGATCTCTGAGTACTTTAGGAAAGCTGTTGTCAGATCTTCAAGCTCGTCTCCGGTTGATCCGAATCGAGTATTGATTTCACCTATCGCAATGCCGACCTTTCCCATATCGACAGGCAGAGAAGTGAATACATTATCTGCAACCTGTTTCAAGTCTTCAAGAGCGTCACCGGTTGCGCCGGTCTTCTTGACTATAGTGTCGTAGCCTTCATCCGTCTCTTCCCATGCCTTATAAGAAGCTGCCGCTGCTGCTCCAATCACAACACTTGCAGCTGTCGCTTTCTCTCCGGCCTTGGTCATACTGTCACCGAAAGCAGTTACCTTTTCGCCTGCTTTATCGATGCTTTCACCGGCTTTTTTGAAGTCGTCTTTTACAGATGAAACATCTTTACCGAGGTTTTTTCCGGCTGTTCGAGCTTTTTCTGCTTCTGATTTGAAGTTTTTCAGCTCATTTTCGGTATTTTCAATCTCACGCTGAAAAGCACGATATTGGCCTTCGTCGATTTCTCCGCGCTTATACTGCTCTGTGATCTGCTGCTGTGCTTCTTTCAGCTTGTCGAGCTTTTCCTTGCTATTCTTAATCGATTCTGCAAGAATATCCTGTTTCTGCTTGAGGAGTGTCACGTTCGACGGATCAAGTTTAAGAGCGTTATTAACTTCTTTCAGCTCGTTTTTCAGGTCCTTTGACTTCTTGTCAACATCGCCAAGTGCTTTTGATAGCTTAGTGGTATCGCCACCAATTTCGACCGTAATACCAGCTATTTTCTTATTTGCCATTATTTCACCACCCTACTGGTAAGGAAATCTTTAAGTCCGGATCTGTCCGGCTTATCTTGAGCGTAGTTATAAGCATTCTCGAGATACTTATCATCTTCATTAAGACTGTGATTCCATATCACCGCATCGTGAAGGTATCTCCAGTAGTCAAACACGCCAAGTTCGTATATATTTATAAAATCAATGCCGGTATACTCCTGCACGATCTTTTCTTCCTGAGTTGTGTTTTTGAAAAAAGCCTTACTCTCCTTTTCAGGGGGATAGTAAGGCACTTTCAGTTTGGGTTGTTTCTTGCTTCTGATATCCAGTTTGAGAAGTCTTCAAAAAACTGTGCTATTTCATCGAGCGTGAAGTTATCTTCAATGAATTCAGCATCAATCTTGATTCCTTCTTTGTTGCTATTGAGTACAAGAACAGCGACTTCGATAATATCTTCAACGTCGGTCTCTGCACTGATAGCCTCAAACTTCTTGTAAACTTTCAGCTTTGGCTCTTTTACATTGATTTTAAATGTTTTACCGCTGTTTTCATCGGTAAGGGTACACGGCATAAACCGCGCACCCTTCACGATAACAGCGCTTGTATTACTTCTATACATAGCGCATCCTTTCTTTACGACTTAGTTACTGTTACCTTGTATGTTGTGCTTCCCTTGCTGTCTGATACTGTAACAAGTACCTCATTATCGTCGTCTTCCCAAGTTGCTGTGCCGCCATTTGTAAGGCTTTCACCGTTGACGAGAACAACTATCTGAGTGCCACTTGCTGCTGTTGCTGTAACAGCATTTGTAGTGCTGGTAGTTGTCACAGTATACTCGAGCGTATCACCGTCGAATGTCGGACTCAGAGTGAGAGCGCCGATTGTAAGAGCGGTGAGCTTTGGTGAGCTGTCTGCAACTGCTGTCATTGTAGCCATATCGATGCATACTAATGTACCATCAGAATCCATAGGTGTGAACTCAAAGGAAGGAGTCAGAACAGTCTCAGCATCTACAGCGAATGCAGCTTCAAGGCCTGCTGTGTTGAGACCTCTGCCGGTGACTGTGATTTTACCATCTACCGGATCACCGCCAACGAAGTGGATCCAATATTCCTGGTTATCCTGATTGCCAACACCGCCGATTTTAACACGACTACGGCTACCCATAGAGTCTGTTACTGTCTCTGTGCGAGCTGTCTGAAGTATCTGCTTTACTGTGTTTGCTATCCAGGTCATAACGCCCCAGCTGAACGATACAGTCTCAGAGGTAAGCTTTACCTTCTTAGCTACACCATCATCAGAGGAAGCAGTATAATACTCGCCGGCATATGTCAGAGTTGCACCATTCTTGGTGCGTCCAATCATATTAACATCCTGCTCGAACTCTGCATCTGTCGGCATTGTAGGATAAGTGCTGTTCACAGGGAGAATATAAACGTTTCCTGAGCCGAGCGGAATAGTCTTTAGCCTGTTGCTATTAGTTCCAGCATAATTTTTGCCTGCCATTCCTGACATATTATCAGTCCTTTCTATGCTATTTTCTGCGAAAATCTGAAATTGAATACCGTCATATACATACGTTCATCATTCAGATATTCACTATCTGAGTCAATTTCAAGATCCGCAAAGAGTTTGATTATCTTGCTTTCAAGAGCAATATCGCGGTTTTCTGCGTATAGCTCAATTTTGAAGTCTATCCATTGTACGCCGTTATAGTCGTCAGCTCCGGAAGTATCGAAGTCGTAGAGATAACAAGCGAACGGCAGAGTTTTCTCGGTTGTGAAATGATCGAAGGCTATTTTCCCGGATAGTTCCGTCAAGGTCTCAAGCCTATTTATCGCCTCTTTAATGCTATAAATCATCATTTCACCGCCTTTATTGCATTTGCAAGCTGTTCTGGGAACTCTTCAACGAGCTTCTGTTCGTTCTTGCTTACATAGTGAATAGGCTTAGTGCGTGTTATACCATTTCGCGTGACGTGTCCATTTTCCAACAGATGCACTTTTCTGTAATCGGTACTATGCACGATTGCCTTTATTTCACCGCCTGCCAATTTTTCTTTTGTAACTTTCCACGACTTTTTCTGTGTTCCTGTGCTTCCGACTGGCGCATCCGCCGAGATTGATTTCTTTAAGCTCTTAGCAGCTTTGTCAATCTCAGTGTTTACCGTTTCGCGGACGTTCGTAGAATAGTCATTCATTATATCGGAAATCACATCGCTGAGACTATTAATATCCGTTTTCACGGCTGCAAACCGCCTTTCTTTTCACAGTAAAGCTCGATGTAGTCCTGATTAACGTTGTATGTACGATATACGCCATAACGAACTCCGTCAAGCTCAACTTCAAGCTCTCCGTTATAGTCGATTATTGCAGTTGTAAGACGGAATTCAGGCTGTAAGCCTGCTTTACCGCCGTTATAGAATTCAGCTCTTGATACACTTTCCTTTTTTGCGAAGATCTGAGTCCTTGTTTCAGTCTTAACTTCTTGCTTGTAGTCGTTCAGCGTGACTGTATAGCCAATCAGATAAGCGATAACATCCATTCACTCAACTCCTCGCCTTTTCTGAAAGAACGCGGTTATTGAGCGACCATCTGAGCATACGCGGCATTCCGTCCCCAGTATCACGCTTGCGCCACATCCAGGCAGCGTACATAACGATCAGCTGAGCATCTTCAAGCTTTGTTTTATCAAGAGTGCTTGCACCTTCCTTGATAATGTATTTTTCAGCAGTCTGAAGATACTGCTTCAGTCTATCGTCATATCCTGTTGATGATATACCGAGGTCAGTTTTTAGCATTGAAAGCCTATCCTGCTCCGTCATAGTCGCTCAACTCCTTACTTTTTCTTTCTCCTTGTAGGTTTTTCAGCTGTTGCTTCATCAGTCTCAGCTTTATTTTCCTCAACTTCGATGCTTACGTTATCAGCTGTTATTTTTTCTGCTTCATCAGACTCGGGCTGTGCAGTTGACTGCACAAGCGCGATCAGGATTTTTTTTCGCTTATTCTTCGTGCTTGA